AAATACAGAGGTGTAAACATTGACTCAATCGAAAGAGAGCAAGAGGGTCGCAGATCTATATCATTGACGGATAATGCATACGAGGCGAACGAGTTAATCGAAGTAGTCCACGGATACCAAAGGCTTGTTGACAAAGACGATGGAGCAGAGGGTATATACGAGACTATATTCCATAAAGAATTTAGTGGTAACGAAGAGACTCAAGGATATGCAAAGTTTGAGTTAATGAATGGGTACGAAGATTTTCCTGTTATCGTTACTAAGCTATCAGAGGATAGTAAAAGATTATATGATACGACTACTGTACCAGATGTCCTAAGAGGTATTCAGAACCAAGTTAAAGTAGAGAGAGATTCAAGGATAGATAGAAATAGTCTAGCTACACTACCTCCTATACTACACCCTATTGGTCAAGCCCCTACGGATTATGGACCAGCTAGGATGATACCATACCGCAGAAAAGGAGATCTAGACTTTGGTCCGACTCCTCCACAGCCGAATGGTTCTATTGAGATAGAGGCTACTCTAGAAATGCAAGCTGATGCATTAGTAGGATTAGATTTAGATAACCCACTATCTAAGGTTCGTAGACAATTTTTAATAAATAAATTCTTAGAGCATAGTGCAGAGGTGCTAAAGATGTGCTTTAAGTGTTTTCAGAGATTCGGACCAGATGATATTTTCTTTAAGGTTACTGGAGCATCTGATATCACGAAGTTTAATAAGGGCGATCCTAATGAAGACTATGATGTATTGATATCATATGATGTATTAAATGATGATCCCGATGCACAAGAGAAAAAATACAATCAAGTCCTACAGCTAATCAACCTAGATAGAAGTAATCGTATTAATATAGATATGTTACTAGAGGCTATGACTAACAATATTGACCCTATCCTTGCTGATACTATCCTGCAACCAGCAGAGGTATCTCAACAAGAAATGGTTAAAAATGTTACTGATGATCTAGCTAAAATATTTGCTGGTATTGAAGTACCCGCTAGACCGAATGGTGCTAATATGGCTATGCAAATCGCAAAGGGTTATGTAGAGCAACCAGATATAGCCCAGAGGATGCAAACAGATGAGGCATTTAGGGCTAGATTTGAAAAGTATGTTAGCCAGTATCAATTTATGCTACAACAAGCACAAAATGCTCAGATTGGAAAGATAGGCACTAACCCAGCACAAATGGGAAGTGTTAAAACCCAAAGCATGAATTAAATATGGATATAGAGCAAATACTAAAAGATCTAGGTAACCATCATCAATTTGCACAATTCTTGCAAATGATATACAATTTAAGAGAGGAGACTATCGCTGAGTTACACGAAGCCGATAGGGACAAAATACAACAACTCTCAGGAAGAATTTTAAGCTATGACCAAATCTTAGTTATGTGTGAATATGAAAGTCTCAAGAAGAGGCATTCTAATTATACAAACTAGGGCTTGCCATATATGTTAAGATATAATCATCGCCATCGCTGGGCGTAAATAGCGTAAAATATTATGTCAGAAGAAATCACACCTGCTATCGAGGAAGCAGTTGAAACAAATCCTACGGAACAGTCAAATATGTCAGCGTCTGAATTTATAAACAGACGCTTGGGAAATTCGGAAGAACCTGCTAATACAACACTACCAGCAGAGACTAAAGAAAATCCAGTTGTTGAAGAAACAGGAACTCAGGGAGAAACGAGTGTGGAACAGAGTAACACACAAGAGGCTTCACAAGAACCAGTTTCCGAAGATGCTCTTTCACAGTTTAATCTAGACGAAATGTCCGAAGAGGATCTCAGAGAAATGTCTGAGAAACTCGGTAGTAGGGCAGTTGCTAGGTTTGGAGAGCTTACAGCAAGAAGGAAACAGGCAGAAGAAAGAGCAACAGCTATGGAAGCTGAAATGCAAAAACTGAAAGCCGACAAACAAAAAGAAATTCCTGTTGTAAGAAATAATCCACTAGCAAATGTGAATGACTACAAGGTACTACAGCAAAAGAAGGATACAGCCCAACAAGTAATTGAGTGGGCTGAGGATGTATTATTCGAAAAGAGTGATGCCCATGCGGAAGATGTTGTAGCTACAGTCAAAGGCAAAGAAATGACCAAGATGGATGTTAGGAAAAGCCTAAAACAATCCAGAGATATGGTTAATAAATATGTTCCAGCACAATGGAATAAATTAAAACAAGCCTATGAACATTCCGAAAAACGGAAAGAACTTGTCGGTCAAGCAAGGAAAGAACTACCCTTCCTTAATCAAAAGGAAAGTGAACTTAATAAAAGGTATGAAGCAATGCTTCAAGACAAAAGACTAGCACCATTATTAAGAAATCCAGAGGTTGGATCTCAGATACCATATTTGTTAGCTCATGCTACAAATAGTATATATGGGAGAAAACTTATAGATGGTAATAAATCCCCTAAGTTAGATCCCCCTAAAGGAGGACCTTCTTCATCTCGTTCAGAAAAAACAGAAAGTTTATCAGGAAAGAAAATAAACACTCTTTCCCAGCAATTCAAATCAAGTGGCTACGCAAGTGATTTTATTACTCTTAGAACTCAACAGTTAAAAAACCGTTAAAAATTAGAAAGATTAAATTATGTCGTTTTCAAATACATTTGATACAACAAATACAGGATCTGCTGTTTCTAACCGTGAGGATTTGACAGATGTCTTAACTATTCTCGCTCCAGAAGAAACACCAGTCCTTTCATCTGCTTCAAAGCAGAAAGCGTCTGCTACATTTGCGGAATGGACAGTTGACGAACTAGCTTCTCCAGTTACCTCAGGTATCTCAGAAGGTAGTGATGTTACTGCATTCACCGACAAATTCTCAGGTCGTGCTCGCTTAGGCAATTATGTTCAAAAATTCCGTAGAGATTATATGGTATCTGACTTACAAGATGCCGTTGATTCTGTCGGACCTGCTAAAATTGCACAGGCTGAAGCTAAAGCTATCCGTGAACTAAAGCGTGATATCGAGGCTACTATTATCGGAACAGGAGATGCATCCATTGAAAATGGTGCTGGTACTCCTTATAAAATGCGTGGTCTAGGTAAATGGATTCAAACTGGTGCACAATCAGATAGTGCTCCTGCTACTCCTACTGCCTTCCGTCCTGATGCTGGTCAAATCTTTGACATCTCATCTGCGACACCTACTGCATTCCAAGAGTCTGATCTCAATACAATCATCTCAACTATCTACCGTCATACTGGAAGTACACAAAACTTAACATTAGTAGCAGATACAGGTCTTCGTAAGACAATATCTGAGTTTGCTCGTTTTGCTGGAAGTGCTTCTAACTTCGATGGTCATAACCAACACGCACTTCGCTCTGTAAATTACAATGGCGATGTTTCAACTATTAAGTTAAGTGTTGAGATTTACGAATCAGACTTCGGTCGTGTATCAATCGTCAACATGAATCCAGATACTGCTCCTGCTACACTAGCTGGTGGTTCTGACTTCAATGATGGTTATATCGTTAATCCTGAATACTATGGTGTTCATGAACTAATCCCTATGGGCTCAACTCGTTTACCTAACTTAGGTGGAGGAGATCGTGGTTATGTAGATTGCTCTCTTACTTTAGGAGTATATCACCCACAAGCACATGGTAAAATTACTCAATAATTAATTAGGAGGTTTTATAAAACATTATGGCTAAATTAACTATAAATGAAAACCCTCAAGGGTTTACCGATGTATACACAATTACATTTGAAGATTTCTCAGTAGCAAATGCTGGGACTCTCGCTGATCGTGCAACTAAAACATTCACATATACTATCCCTGCTGGATCTCTTGTAACAAAGGCTTCAGCTCATCTAGTAACTGCTTTCAATGATAGCGGTTCTGGAGACGAGTTGGATGTAGTCGTGGGTGATGGAGCTGATGCTGATGGATATATCGCTTCTTCTGCTGTTCATGTCGACCAATCAGAAATCACATATGTTGCCAATAGTGGTGCATTGCTTGATAATGAAAATGGTAAAGTATATGCAACTGCTGATACAATTGATATTCTATTCACCCCTGACGCAAGTACAGGAAATGCTTACTCATTAAATGAGTTAACTGCTGGTGAGATCAAATTCAAGTTCGAGATCTGCGATCTTAACTAATCTAAAATCTGGTCGGGGGCGAAAGCCCCCTGCCTTTTTTTAACTTAAAACTACTATGGTTGATATAATTACAGACTTACCAAAATCATTTACGACTGGAGAGCTCGATCAGGCATTTCTGAATGAGATCAAAAGTGGTTTTCAATTAGAAAAAGAAACTGAACTAGAGCGAGTGAAAATTGCTAAGAAAGAGGCACATGAACAAAAAGGGAAGACACACCCCGTATTAGGAAAGTGTGTAGCAACAATGCCAGCTAGAGAGTTCTTTAGATTAACAAGCAAATATGGACATGATCAGGTTCATTCAAAAGAATTTTTAAAATATTATCAGAAAAATTTCTCAGACTTATCCCCTAATAAAATCTAATGCAAACTAGAACATATGGCAGTTTATTTGAACTGATAAGATCACTCGCTGGTGTTAATGAATTTACATCAGAAGAAAATGCTGATATATCTAGATTTATAAATAGAAGATACTTTCAGGCATATAATACATCTCAGAACTGGGTTAGGTATTTAGCCCCATCTGAGTTGAGATATCTTCAACCTAAAAAATATACAATTACATTTAATGCAAGTGGAGATGCAACCGCTCCTAAAGAATCTAGTATTACAAAGGATTTTTTATGGGTAGGAATGTTTGGAGATTCTCCAGTCTATTCGACTATAGATTTCATATCTTCTACTGTTAGTTTTGCATATGTACTATTTAAAGACACAACAACATATAATGGAGATTTTGTTTTAAAAAAAGGTAACGCAGTCGGAGGTAGCACTACAAATCCATCTACCAATGTAGTAACCTTATCAACTACTGGTGCTAATTTATATCAAAGTACCGATGTGGTAGGACAAGATAGTATAACTGATTCTACAAAAGAGCTTCCATATGCACATTTAGTACAATTTTCAGATAGTAGTCTAAATGTCCCAGTAGAAGGTAATTTTGTAATTACACCACTCGACAACTTTATACCATTTGATGAAAAATTATTTTTTAATGTAATACAAAAAAATGCTATAGGTGAATTTTTAAGGATGCATAGGAAGTTAGCATTAGTAAATGATTCATCATTAGAATACGATTTTTATGTTGATCCAGATGGTGCTCATATTTTAAATATTGGTAATACTGCTGATACTTCAGTATTTGTAACATATAAGAAAATATTTAATCCATTTACTACAACATCTAGCTATGCGACCTCAACAGAGGCAGTTCCCGAAGAGTTTTTTGCATTTATTGCACATACATCATATGCGGATTTTTTGCGTATGGATGGACAACACCAAAAGGCTATGGCTGAGGAAACAAAGGCTATGGATGCTTTAGATCTACAGCTTGAACGCAATGATATAATAAGTAACAGCAATAATGCTACGAGAAAATTTTCAACCTATGTAAATAGACAATCACGATAATATGAACTCAAGAATATCAAACCTATATCAAAAACCAACATCTGGTGTTTCCGCCATGGAGATGCTTACTGTTCCAGTATCTGGAACAGGAGTAGTTTCATTCGGAACAACATACAGTACATTAACTAAAGGTGTAGCAATAGATGTGCAAGATTCAGATGTATATGTAACCTTTACTGGAGAGACTCCGTCTGCTTCATTAGGTCACAGATTATATGCGGGCAGAAGTTATACATTTAATGTAGTAACTGCAAGCTCTGCTAAATTCATAAATACATCCGCATCAGTTGCAGGAACTATAGCATCTACTGAGCTATCTGAATAATGCAAGTTTCAGGCAAGTTAGCTTCCTCGATTAATTTTTTAAAATCTAATCTTACTTCAGGTTGGGATTTTTTAACTGGGTCTCAAGGAGATTATACCGATCTAGGTATAGCCCGTAGATTCGGTGGATCTGCCGTTGCTTACTCATTACGAGACATTGGTGCAATGAATGGTAGGGTAGTAAAAGTCCGTAGGGACTTAGCTGGAGAAGAAGCGGACCCCGAAGAGGATTTTTCCGCAATCCAAGTAGATGGCGGTGCATTAGAGGATTGGGTAAATGGTAAACTAGAGAGTGCACTACCAGCAGATGTAGCAACCTCAGCAGGGGCTTATAGTCTTCGCAAGGCTTCTAGTCTAAAAACAATTTACAATCAATCTAGTTTTCCAGCTTCGGATGTCTCCCCTTTGGTAAAAAATATGACCTACAATTCTTTTGCGGGAAATGTAGATGGCTATCAAGGAAAAGATAATTTAATAAAATTAGAAATAGATGCTACTGATGATGTTCCTAGAACACCACAAGTCGGTGTTACTTCTAGTAGCTATAAATCTAGTAGAACTGGAACTGTAACTTTTGAATACTATATTGAAAGCGATAGTCCTCTCGTTGGGGGTTATTGGATTGTAGGGAATGAAACCAATCAATACTCCCCAGAGGGTGTAAAAATTATAGGCGGTGCTTGGACAACTGCTGTAGTACAATTTAAAGATAAAACGGGTTCAAGTACCAGCACAGTTTATAGTGACCAAGGAAGGTTATTATCAATAAGAGATGCTAGTGTTGGTGGTAAAGCAATTAGAATCAATCGTGATGATACAAACCCCTTTATACATTTTTCTTCATTTTTAATAACAGCTACAGACTTTTCGTTAATCCGTATTCGCAGAAGCTCAGACAATATTGAAGTAAATGTTGGATTCGATGAAGATGAAAAAGTTAGTTTAAATTCTTTAGTAGGAAATGTAGACGAAGAAGGTGGAGACATTGGAATTACAACTGCTAATACACTCGGAGATTTTTTAACTCAGTCAAGCAATGAAGTAGGAACAGCTGTAAACGGCACTGGTTCTTTTGATAATTACACAGTAGGCAACTTATCAACTACTGGGTTTTCTGCTGACAATAGTGCTGGAGGAATTGGTTCAGCTGGATTCCCTTATGCCTTTGCAGATAATGATGTAATAGTAGTACGATACACTGTTAGTAATTTTAGCAGTACATCTAGTTTAAGTCCACAAATAAGGGGAACAACTGCCACAAATAGTGTAACAAGTGTAGCTTCTGGTGGCACTACATTTACGGCTAATGGAACATATACAGATACTTTAACTGCATCAGCGGACGGAACTCACCTTATGTTTGCAGATGGTAATACTGGTTCATACACAATTAGTGACTTTCAAATAGTATCTCATAATAACACTGCATTCGTCCACACTTGGTACG